GTTTTCTAATGTCAGCCGTTTTAGGCATATTAACAGAAACGTCCTGTACTTTATTAAAATCTATGTTATATCCAAATAATTTCATTACCAAAGTTGATTTGATGATTTAGTAGTTGTTCCATCTGAGTTACCCCATCTAATAGAAACACCTTGTTGCGGTAAAATACTAGGTAAATCTGCTGTTAAATCTCCACTTGCAACACGTTTAAGCCATGCAATAGCACCGCCATTTTGAGTAGCGTTATTCCCATCGTAACGCTCTTTTCTTAAATCTGGAATGTTTCTAGGATTAATACGAGAATGTAAATGGTATAAAGTAATATCTAAAAGATACATTACTATTTGCTGGTTTCTATTATCTCCCTCTGTCCATTTAGTAGCATCATCTGGATAAGTAGCAGTTAAAGTATAAGCACTACCAGCACTCCAAAATCCAGTTTCAGTAGGTAAAATACCTTTGCAATTTAACAAACAAGTATATTCAATATTGTTATAATATGCCTTATCTCCTACAACATATGAAGTAGTATTGCTGTATTCATCTTCTGGTAATGTAACATAAAATAGTGATTTATCAGCAGCTTTTAAGGTCCATTCATTAGCATTAAAAGCGTGTGCCGTTGATCCTGCAATAGATTTATAAATATATCCAGCTTGTACTACATATTGACCAGTTGTATAAATAGTAGTAGCACTAAAAGCACTTGCAGTCCATTCAACTAATTGTTTACCGTTATAAGTAGCAGTAATATCAAATACTTTAGTATCTGTAAATATCTGATTAACTATGTAACGCTGGGCTAAATAACTAATCATTTCGCTTTGTGCTGATTGCTCAACATCTAGCTTAGTTTGTTGGTTAGATTCGATTATCTGACTTAGGTTATCGCTCTGTATAACACGCAAATAATCATTATCTCTTAAAAGTCTAGCCATTATACAAAAATATAAACAAAATATAGTTAATTTACACTATTGTTACTAATATTATCCAAATCTAATTTAACCTTATTCTCTTTTATCTTATGAACTTCAGCGTTAAGCATAGCTAATTCTAATTTGTGCATATCTTGAACGTAGGTGATGAAATTATACTTTAACTCTTTGATACGTGTTTTACGATTAATTATAAATGTATCGGAGTGGATCAAACAATTCGTTTCCTTGTCTTCAATAAAGAAAGTTACTGTATTATGTCCATCAATTAGTTCTTTGTGTGATTTTACTTTCATGTTATTTGTTATTTAAACCAATCATTTCTACTTATGTCCGTTACATTAATATTTAACATTCTTAAATTCTCACAATAATAACCTTTGGGTCTATCATTAGGAAAATCAATTGATATAGGAAATTCACCTATACCATAATTAAGGTTAACATTTATTGATTTAAGATACCTTATTTTTTCTTTCATAGGATCAAAAATATATGGAACAACTTCAATAGTTATTTCTTTTTGTTCATAATCAACTCCCTTAATTGTTACTTTCATTATAACCTATGTTTTACGTTTATTGGTGCGGTTCCTATTTTTCTTACATATTGAGTAACATCCCCTCTTTGATACATTTGATATTCGTTTTTAAACGCTTCGCAAAGTAGATAATCTGTTAAGTCGCTAATATGTCCAAATGGTTGATATGACACACCACTTTTAGCATCTTTTACCTTTGTTTTATCCTTAGTTCCATCCGCTGCTTCCTTTGTATTAGTAAAATCACTAACAGCTTCTTTTAACTCTGGATTAATTATAAACTCAATATCGCCAAAATTACTAAATAATATTGTATTAAAAAAATTACCACGCATAACTATTGAAGGATTAGATTTACTAACTCTCATAATAGGTCTATAATTGGTTAATTCATTTTGTATTAGCTTAAAGAAATTATGTCCTTTCTCCTGCTTTACATCTTCTTTTTGACTTGTTGCATCTCCGTAAATATAAACGCCATGTCCATGAAATGGGTATTTACGTTTAAACTCATTACAAACGTCTTTAATAGTATTTCTAGGATTAATGCCTAAAATAGTATCAATTAACCTTATTTGCTTATTAGATATTTGGAATATTCCACATGGTAAATAAGGATTAACGTTTTCATCCCAACTAATATGTAAAGGTAAAGTGGGCTCATAATGACATGGTTTAACGTGTTTGTCTAAACTAAAATACTTGTAAAATTCAGCTCCAGTACGTTCCTGTAAATCCCAATTACCTTCAACAAACACTTCATATTCATAACGTGGCATTGATTTAAGAGATTCTAAATAATCTAATGGTATAAATGGATTATCTGTAATCTTAGAAGGAATATAAAGCCAATTAAGAGGTAAAGTATTGTTTTTCCATTTATCGTAAACCATTTCTTTAACCCAAGTATTAGAGGGGTTGCAAGTTGCTAATATAATTGGTTTTGGTTGTTTAAGTATAATATGCGATCCTGCACGCTCAATAGCTTTATAAAAAGTAACTTGTTGGCATTCATTCATCTCCTCAAATAGAAAGCCGTTACATTCTAACCCTTTAAATCGATTCAAATCCTTATCATCCGCATAGTTTTCTCCTAAAAATATAATTTGACTATCATTTTGCAAAGTAACAGTTTGCGTTTCCTGATTATATTTCTTTAAAAATGAATTTGGGCATATTTTAAAAAAAGACGGTATAGTGGTACGCTTTAATGTTTGTAAAGTATCTCGTACTATTACCCATTTACTTTTAGGGTACATTTTAGCAAGTAATAAAAAAGCACCTAATCCTGCAAAAGTTTTTCCGCCCCTGATAGCACCTCCATACATGATAAAGTTATACTTGTTGCTAAAAATAGCCTCAAGGAACTCTATTTGTTTAGGGAATGGCTCGAATAATATTTCCTCACTAGAGTTCAATAGTATGATCTCCTATTTTAAATACTTGTTTTATAGCTTCGCCTTTAGTAGTGTGATCTAATTCTTGACGCTCGATATATCCTCTTTTTTTAGCTTTTGTTTTTAAATAAAAAATAATAGCGGTGTCACTACCATTGTTAATTGATTGATGTAATTTGCTTTCCACAAAATCAATAGCAATATCTTCTATATCTAAACACTCAGCTTTATACTCCTCATCATCCTTTAACCAGTCATAATGCGTACTTCTATTAATACCAACTTTATTGCACGCATTTGTAACAACCCCTAAAGATTTTTTAAGGGCTTCAATCATTTCTTTTTTTTTATTGTTGGTTTTGTTGTTTAATCTTTCCATAATTTTAATTTAAAAACACGCTATTTTTAGATAGCGTGTTTAATTTTAACGTTTTCTTGCAGCTCTAATAGCTCTTGCCTGAGGGCTATTTTTAGAGTACATTTTGCCTTTTTTAGATTTAACAGAGCCTTTTCTGCTTCCTCCACTTGATGCTGATGCCATTTTTTTAAGTTTTAAATTATTGCAATATCGCAATGCAAATATAACTATTTTTTTGTATGATGCGATTCAATTGGTCTGGCTAATTTGAATTTTGGTTTCTGTGGTGAGATTCCAATGTTTTTAGCTAATTTATAACCGTCAACCATAGTTGTATGTGTTTGATAGTCTTCAATATTAACGTTTTTCAAAAACTCACTTTTATCTTCATTTGTCGAAAAAACAACTATTAAATAAGTTTGCTTGTCATTTGTTGCTTGAAATTGTTTGTTTTTTTCTCTTAATGATTTTATATCATCTGATAAAACTTTTATAATTTTTTCTTTTTGGATATCTTCCTCATATTGAATGTCTTGAATGTCGTTAAATTCAATTTCATTTAATTCAAAATCATTTATTTCAAATTCTTCGTTATTTTTTAAAGTATTCAATGTTTTTTTCATATCTAAAAAGTTCTAATTCTATTAATGGGAAATATTCTTTAATTGTTTGCCAGTCTTTTGGGTAATTTTCTTTAACTCCAAATAAAAACTGATATTTTAAGCCGTCAAATGATCTATTCCAAACTTTATAATCATCTGTAAACGAATATTTGTTTTCTATAATATATTCATTAACATCTTTCATGGACCAGTTGTGAATCGGGTAAATCTTTTTTATGTCATGTCTTATTGCACCTTTATCTTTTAAAATCATTCTACGATTAAATGATTCATTTGCTCTCATTCCCACTATATCATAATATTCATTTTCATCTCCTATTGAATATAAGTAAAGGTTTATCATATCCTCAAACGAGGACTTAATATATCCTTTTTCATCTAAAAAATCAATCATACTTGGGTATTGAAAATCTTGATGTCTTAGCCAGTCATATAGCATGGGGTGAGGAACTCGTATAATTTCCATATTTAACTCTTTTTCATAAAGTTGAATATTTTTCTCTACAAATTCTAAATCAGGTATTTGATAAAAAAAGAACGGTATAAAGTCAATATTATTATTTTTTAACAAAATGGCGCATGCAAGTGAATCTTTGCCAGTTGAAAAGCCTATTGTTACTTTTTTTTGAGTTTTAAGAAAATCGATTATCTCTTTATCTACTATCATATTTTAAATATATGTATTATTAACTTAATTTGCAAATTTATTTTAATAATATAACAAAAAATCTATAAAATCTAATAGAATTACAAATTTAATTGGCATTAATACAATACGAGCCAATAAGTATAAAGTGTTAAGTAACATAAATCTAAAACGGTTTAATTATAATTTATCTTTTAGTATTTGTAAAACGTTTTGATAGTATTGTCTTCTCCC